CTAATCGATGGACAGTTTATGGACACTTTCAGCCAGCGGATTAAAGTTGATCGCGTCCTGTAAGAAGTCCGGCGAAAAATGAGCGTACGTCATTGTTTGCTGAATCGTTGCGTGCCCCAGGATTCGTTGCAACGTAACAATATTTCCGCCATTCATCATAAAGTGTGTGGCAAATGTATGACGCATGACATGCGTAGCCTGCCCCTTCGGCAAATCCGGTTTCACCTCCTGAAGAATCTCCCGGAACTTCAGATAATCAACCTGATACAATAACCCCGTTCGACGGGTTTTAATCAGAGGCACGACCGAATCCGCCACAGGAACCGAACGGGATTTTCCGTTTTTGGTGTTAAAGAACGTCACCCGGTTGCCAACGATATGCTCTCCACGTAGTTCCGATGCTTCACTCCATCGGGCACCAGTAGAAAGACACAGAATGGCAACACGACGCGCATCCCCCTCCAGTCGCTCAAGAAGCCGTTCAATCTCATCATCAGAAAGAAAGGCCATCTCTGTGTTCTGAACTTTCAGTTTTCGTATACCGCGTACAGGGTTCGCGTTGTGAAAGACCTCAGCTTCAATCAGCACCGTGAACATGGTAGACAGTACGCATAAGTCACGATTAATACTGGACGGCATTAATCCGGCCTGTAATTTCTCTGACCGATATTCAAGCATAAATTTTCGCGTCATCTGACTGGCGCGAGGATCTCCCATTTCACGAACAACCTTCCCTAGCCTAACCCTGTAGCTATCCCCGTAAGCCTGATTACGCCCATCAAGCATCCACCACGCATCAAGCAGCTCTGATAATCGCCGCTGATCAGCTGGCTTAGCCTGCCATGGCTTGTCATGAAAGTTCTGTAACACATACTTCTCAAACTCCTGAGCCTTTGATTTCAGGGCAAAGATTTTTCGAATCCGCTTTCCTTCCGCCCCCTGCGGTCTGACATCGACCTGATAACGCCCGTCTTTGAGTTGCTTAATCGACATGATTAGCACCTCCAACGGATAAATTAACTAAACACTCCTTGCGAGATGTAATTCGCTCAATGTGTAAAGTCAGCCAACATTGCGGCCTGATCGGGGTGATTTTTGGGTAATACCGATTGAAACCTGATCGCCCTCCGACTGAATAGAGCCATCAAGAGAGAGAGCCGGGGCAACCTGCCCGGCAGCGGGAAATGTTTTGTCGTGAAGTATCCACATAGTGTATTTTTCGAATCGCTCGACTTGGATTACTTTTTCTACAACCTCAATTCGCGCAGGTTTATATCCAGACTCATAATTCCCTATAGTCCCTACAGAAACCCCCGTTACTTGCGAAAACTGAGATTGTGTAAGTTTTTCTGCATTTCTGATCGCCTTTAGTTTTTTGGCGTAATCTCTTGACATGTTCACCATACGATGAGTATCCTCTTTTCATTCTTCACCGCATGGTGAAGAAAACAAACCAAAACAAACCATCACAAAGCGCAACAAGCGCACCAACGCAAGAGGATAACAAATGCGGGACTTCATTGCCGATAAAGAGTTATCTGACCACCAACCACTTCAGGAAAGTGACACACTCAGCGGATCCATTGATGCCGCCAACGACGACGAACACGAAGAAAACAAGAAAAAGCGTTCCTACAAAAAAGGAGCGACTTTACGGCTGGATGGTCCGATCGCCGGGCTTTGCTCTCTGGAAAAAGGCGCGGCATATATTGGGCTAACAAAATCTGCACTGCGCGTAGCCATTCATCGCGGTCAAATGCCGGGACACAAGACGCGCACAAACCCGGAAGATGAAAACTCAGACGGAGTATGGTGGTTTAACGCCAAAGAGTGGGACAAGTTGGCTGATGAGCTACCAGAGCACGAGCCCCCAGAATGGCACAACTGGAAAAGTTACTGGACGTATGACCGCCAGAAAAGGAAGTTCTCTCCAGCTAATAAAGAAGACTGCCAGACCATTAACGGTAAGCGAGTTTATACAGGCAGAAGCTCAAAACTGAACCAACTCAGAAACAACAGAGGCAACTAATCGTATGAAAACAAACACGTCAGATTTCACAATAACTATTTCAAAAAATGACCAAGCATTAATTGATAACCTGAAATACCTTGCGGAAAAACATAATAACGGACGAATTGCAATTAATTTACGACACATCACAGGAGTAACAATTGTAACCAGTTACTGGCATCTATATCTAATCGCTAAATCAGTACTGGAAAACAAAGATTCTGTTGTCAATGGAAGAGATATAGATACTCTTCCTGCACAAATCAAACCGATAGCCTATCAATTGCGTAATCGTTTTAAAAATGAAGGTGGGATTATATTTGACTTTCCCGCAGCTGTAGCCGTGAGCTTCTCTCGGGAGGATATACTTCACTCATTTCGTTTTGCTCTATCAGGTGACGAGACATTATGGCAGCTAGAAGATGCCGGGAGCAGCCCGGCATAAATCAAATTAAAAATCAACCAGTTGCGTGACAGGTGGGTATTTACGCTGAATTTTGTCAGTTACTAACGCCAGTAATATATGAATCTCTGCGTTTAATGCGTCTTTATCACCCGTCGTTTTTACCCTAGGAGGGTTAATGTTATCCAGAGCAGCACTAAGGTCACTCAACAAATTAACAACTTTTTTATCTTCTGACATGAAAACCTCTAAACAATTTAATTAAACATAAGCCAGGACCTGAACCGGCCAGTCCAAGTCCTAGACACACAAAAAATACCACAAATCAATACAAGGTGACACGAGTACACCTTACCGAAGGTACAGAGTTTTAATATGAAACTACAGCGCAATTCTTCACAGCCGCGCTTCCGCAACGGTGCGGAACGCCACGCTAACCGTTTCGCTACCAGTGCATCACGTAGCAACTCTCGCTACAGCCTGAGCGAAACACACGCAACGCCGGATGGCTACCCAGTAAAACAAATCGGCGAGCATACCTGGCTGATTGAGAAAGCTGGAATTGTGGTCCACAAATGCCCACGCAATCCGTTTACCGGAAACCGCATTTTTGCATTGAGCTGTGGCGACAATCAGTTTGGGCAGGATTTCACATTATACGAAGCACTTCGCACGGTTGATCGTCTGCTTCGCGGGCAAAGTTTTATTAAACAGGCTGATTTATAACGGGTGCTTTATGACCAAAGACCATGCACAAGGTGTATTTATCCGTTTTATTGATTTTCGCGGTGAACTGTTATTACGTGCATCCGCTATTGACGGAGTGACTCCGGCGGGTAAAAACGGAGCCGACGAAGCCACTTACGTTTATCTGAACGGCACGCGACTGCTTGTGGAACTTCCGTACCAGACCGTACGAGAAATCATTAGCGAAGCTGAAAAGGCACGCCAAGTTAATGGCGATGAACCCTATATCGAAATTATTTGTATGGATTCAGAAGCTGAAATTAAGAAAGCAGATTAAAGGGCGTTGTGATGGGCAAAGAATATAAAACTCTCATTAACAAAGCACTTGAGCGTTTTTATTTTCGCTTAAGCGCATCAGGCGCTCATGCTGAACGTGCAGCCCGTGACTCATTGACCAGGGCAATCCGGAGTTTGTATGACGTCGCTTTTTACGCTGATGATCTGGATGCACTTAACGAACTTTCCGAGCTGATCTGTGCCGCAGAATGCGGGGAACATATTGAACCGTATAAGCTGGGGAATATTGCATGAGTATATTTATCTCATGGCTTGTTCTGATTATTTCGGTGGCCTGCGCCATTGGGATTATGCGAATTATTCATTCAGTAAAAAAGATTGAACGCTTTTTCACTGGCGAATAACAGAGCAAATAAAACCACAGGTTAGATAAGAAAATGTAAAAACAATCCGCATTCGCGGAGGTATTCGCACACGCCAAGGAGGCGCAATGGCAATTAAGCGATTTACCGTCGTTCGTTTCACTTCCAGAGGACGTGAATACGAAGTTGACGAACGGCTGATTAAAACGCTCGACCGTCACCGTTCGCAACCTGACGCGCATCACATTTATCTCACTGACGACACTTACTTCTGCGCCACCAACGTGGTGCAGGTGAATCTTATCAGACAGGTACAGGAGTCACGCAGATGACCATTCTGGACTACATCGCCGCCAATCCGGGTTGTAGCGGTGGAGAAATCGCCGCAGCACTGAATACCCCAACCACAGCCATTAATGCGGAGTTACGCCGACTCTGGCGCAGCGGTTCAGTCATAAGAAAAGAGCGCAAAACAGGCGGTCGCTTTTCTTACCAGATAAACCCGATGCCGTTCGGGTGCGGCAATCCACTTACCAACACGTTTAACCAGCTACTGAAGGAAGCCAGAGCATGAGCGCCATCAACCACCAGGAATTACGCGAACTGGCGACTGACCTGCAACGAATGGCAACGCCTCAAAAATTACTGGCGTTTCGCGCAATGCTCTCGCCGTCTGCTGTGCTGGCACTGCTGGATGAGCTGGAGCACGCCAGAACCATGGCTCCAGCCATTCGCCTGACGCTCCATCATGAAATCGCTGATTTCTGCGCACCACTGGGTTCGCCTGGTGAACCAGAAACGCCGGAAACAATGCAACGAGAGCTACTGCAACGCATCGACAAGGTTTTTGATTTTTTCCTTAACCAGTAAAGGACCGCGATATGAACAAAAAGACCTGGTTTCGCGCATACATGTGGGCGCTGGTATGCGTCATCGTCTCTCTCATTCTGTATGCAGGACTACTCCCCCGAATGATTTCATCAGACAGCTCCTTCCTGGTATTGCTGGGCATTTTCATTGCCATGCTGTACCCGGCAGGCGTTGTTCGCCTTTTCAGTAAGTACATCAAGGAAATCAAACAATGAAGAAATTCAAACTCTTTCAGATTCTCCCGCTTTTTGCCGCCATCCTGCTGGTTGGCTGCGATCGCGTTGAGCCAGGTAATGTGGGCATCAAAGTCAACAAGCTGGGCGACGACAAAGGCGTTGGCGAAGTGGTTGGCGTTGGCCGCTACTGGACTGGCTGGAATACAGAGGTTTACATCTTCCCGACCTTCAAACAAATGAAGACCTACGATGAGCCGTTCAGCTTCCAGATGAGTGACGGCACAACCATCGGCTATCACATCGGCGTGGCTTACAAGGTTGATCCATCCAAAGTTACCACAGTGTTTCAGACCTACCGCAAAGGCGTGGACGACATTACCGACACTGACCTGCGCCAGAAGATCGCCGATGCACTCAACCGACTGGCCAGCAAAATGACCACCGATAAGTTTATCGACGGTGGTAAGTCTGAACTGCTGGATTCAGCACTTAAAGATATTCAGGAAGAGATGACCCCCATCGGCATTCAGGTCATGAGCCTCTCTTATGTCGGTAAACCGGAATATCCGCCAACCGTTATCGACAGCATTAACGCAAAAGTCACAGCAAACCAGAAAACCCTGCAACGCGAACAGGAAGTCAAGCAACGCGAAGCTGAAGCCAACATGTTGCGCGCAGAAGCTGCCGGACAGGCTGATGCCATTCGCACAAAAGCCCAGGCTGAAGCTGACGCCATTCGTTTACGCGGTGAAGCTCTGCGCCAGAATCCCGGCGTTATGGAGCTGGAAGCAATCAACAAATGGAACGGCACGCTGCCGCAATACATGACCAGCAATACTGCTGTTCCGTTTGTTCCGGTGAAGTAA